GCAATTGATTTTGAAAGTGATGTTCGAATATTTTTTCTTGATGAAACAAACGTTCGGCAATTTTACACAAAAGATCACCGACAAGAAGTTGTTCGTCCGATGACCGAACTTTTGGAAGAATTTATTTCAACGGTTCGTAAAAATCGGAACTTCAAACGAATTGATGATTTTGAAATATTGACTTTTACTCGGTTCGGAACTGAACGCGAACAAGGTTATTTCGAAAATATTCTTGATGCAAACTTGTCTGGCGTTGAACTACGTGTCACGCTGGTCAAATACAAAGAAAATTGCACGTGTTGACGTGCGTAAAAAATGAATGTTAATTTAAAACTGAAAAAAAATGTCTTTAGGATGTAATTGCGACGCTGGACTTTCCAACACTGGACGTCCGAATTGTGTTCCGATTCAATCGGTCACATCAAAATTGATTCTTGTTCCATTAAAAGCGACGGATGGAACGTTGAACGGGATTGATTTATCTGCACCGATTCCAACATGGAACGATTTAATTAACGAAGTTGATTCATCGAAACGCTGGTTTCCATTGCCGAACTTCGAAAACGTTGAACTTGCAAAAGCGGACACAACTTTCGAAGAAGCGAATTCGGGTCGAATGGTTTTCATTCGTCAAGGAAAACGATCATTTGCGGGTGAACTTTGGTCGGAAGATTCTTCACCTACTTTGTTGGGGAAACTTCAAAACAACCGATGTGTTGATTTCGGTGTGTATATCGTTGACGTGAACGGAAATCTTGTCGGATCAAAAGTGAACGGTTTCTTATATCCGATTCCAGTTGACAATCCTTCGTTTGATCCGAAGTACATGTTTGCAACTGATACAACAACCTCTAAAATCATGGTTGCATTTGACTTTGATCGTTTATTCGATGAATCGACAATGTACATGATCACACCAACCGAAGCGGGAATCAACTTCAATGATCTTCAAGGTCTTGTTGATGTTAATTTTGTGAATGATGTTGAAATTCCAAACATTGCAATCACTTTTGATGCACTTCTTGACTATGGAACTGCATTGAATCCGTTGAAAGTGAAAGGTCTTGTGATCGGTGACTTCCAGTTGACTAACTTGTCAACCTCTACAATTGAAACAATCGGAAACGTTAACGAAAATTTACCGTTGGAAGGAAACTATACACTTTCATTTGTTTGGGTATCTGGTGAAACTTATGAAATTTTGATCATAAAAGACGGGTTCACTGGTGTGTACACATTTACCGCATCTTAATTTTTGACAACATGAAAAAGAAACGAACGATAAAAGAAATTGCATTCAATGAAGAAGGAATGCGATCATTCAATTCAGTCAATGAAGCAATTCAACACTTCGCGCATGAAATCAACGACGTTCGAAAGATTGTCAAGATGTTTTCAAACGCGCATGAAGTGAAGTTCGGTTTTGGTTCTTTCAATGTGTCACGGTTGAAATTACTTTCTGGATCACAACGCAAAGCGGAAATCAAAAAGATGATTAATTCATCGGCTGAACATGCCGTTCGCGCGTTCGAACTTGAATTCGATAAATGGTTGAACCGATTTCATAGTGAAGTCGTTGAACAAGTTGTCGAACAAATAATCGAACCAGTTCAAGAAATTGAAGAACAACCGAATGAAGATCTTGTGAATGATGAATCACTTGATTAATTATCGCAACTAAACACAAAAAGAGGGGTGCAAAGATGCATCCCTTTTTTCGTTAACTTTGTGTCATGGATTTGATGCAAACGGAACTCGGAAGACTTTTGAACCGCGCACGAACGTTGAAAACCGCGTATTTGTGGCAATTGGTTTTTCGTGACGTGACTTTAAAAAAGTTAGTTTTGCGCTGGATTCAAGAAGATCAATTGCGTGAACGCGGTGTCGATGAAGACAATGAAGTCATCGGTTATTATAGTTACATTACAGAATTAATCAATCCAGAGAAAATTGCGGGAACACATTACACATTATTTGACACGGGTGAATTTTACGAATCAATGAAAATTGTTGTTCTCAATGATTCAATCGTAATTGAAGCGGACGCGGACAAACAGAACGAAAATGGTGAAACTGAAAATCTTTTTCAAAAATATGGTGACGGTATTATCGGACTTACTATTGAGAACAAACAAAGACTTGCAATCGAAATCGCAAGAAGATTCAGAATTGAACTTCAACGATTACTTTGAAAGCATTGATGACCTACCGCTTGACAACTGGATCAAATGCAACAACAATGATGTTCGGTTTGTTCGAAAAGATTTGAATCAAGGAAACGCAAAATTAGATCGCGAAGTCTGGGAACGCATTTTTGATTCATATTTGAACGAATTTGGATTAAACAAAAAATATGAAATGATGTTGAAGGCAATTCAAAAACGCGCATTGTTAGAACTTGATTTTGTCTTGACGCGTGATCGTTTCAAGTTGACGCAAATTGAACTTCAAGTTGAACGTTTAAAGTCAATGATCGCAAATGCGAATCAAGGAATGTCAATTGAAAAAACATTGATACATTTATCAAAATGGATTGGACAATGGATCAATTCAAAAAGCATTACAACGCGCGAATATTTTAATTTACTTCATGAATACGAACGCACTGCACAAAAAACAAACGCAAAATGAAAAAAATTGGAATTGAAGACTTGTTCAAAGAAATTGACATCTTTCGTCAATTAAGGGAATCAGCAAACAAAACGATTCAAACACTTGAAAAAATGAAAAGTGAATCGAAAGATATTGCGCAAAGTTTGCAAAAACTTTTAAGTATTAACAAACTGGATTCCGCAAAATCAATAAATGAATTGTCAAAAGCGCAAGAAAAATCAAACAAACTTGTTCAAGAAGCGATTAAAATTGATATGTTGCGACAAAAAGCAATTCAACAAAAGATCAAGTCAACACAAGAATTGACGCGTCTTGAAAGTACGTTAAAAACAAAAATTCAAGAAACAACAAAAGCGGAAAGGGATGCTGTAAAAGCAGAAACGGAAAAAATACAAAAAGACAGGGAACAAATAAAATTAACTCGCGATCTTGAACGTGAAGAAGAACGAAAACAAAAACAACAAGCACGATCAGAACGGTTATCACGACAACAAACATCAGCATATTTGCAACTCGCAAAGTCAACACGTGACTTGAAGAACCAGTCAAAAGATCTTGGTGCGGAAATGTTGAAACTTGAACAAAGCGGTCGCAGAAATACGGCGGAATACAGAAAACTTCAAACACAATACCAACAAGTTACAACACAAGCACAAAAAGCGGATCAACAATTAAAAAATCTTGATAAAACGGTCGGTGATAACTTTCGGAATGTTGGTAACTATGAAAGCGCAATGAATAAACTTTCGAATGCGTTCGGCGCGTTTGGTGTTGCGTTTGGTATTGCGCCAGTTGTGCAGAATGTCACTGCATCCGTTATGAGTTTTGAACTTGCAAACTCTGAACTTGCAGCCGTTTTAGGAACAACCGTTGACAAAACTGGTCAATTGCAAAAAGTACAACGTGAACTTGGTCGCGGAACGGCATTCACTGCGGGTCAAGTTGGTGAACTTCAAGTTGAACTTGCAAAACTCGGTTTCACAACACCAGAAATTTTAAATTCATCCGAAGCGGTGTTAAAATTAGCGGGTGCAACAAGATCAGATCTTGCAAGATCATCTGAAATCGCGGGTGCAACACTTCGCGGTTTTGGTCTTCAAGCGGATCAAATGAATCGTGTTGTTAATGTCATGGCAAAAGGTTTTTCAATTTCCGCACTTGATCTCGAATCATTTGCAGAGTCGATGAAATATGTCGCGCCAGTTGCACAACAAGCGGGTTTCACTTTGGAAGAAACTACCGCACTTCTTGGTCAATTATCGAATGCGGGGATTAAAGGATCACAAGCGGGAACTTCATTGCGAAGGATATTTACCGACATGGCGTTGACGGGTAAACCAGCAAAAGAAGCACTTGCAGAAGTTACAAAGAACGGTGTCACGTTAACAGATGCCTTTGATGAAGTTGGTCGAACTGCACAAACTGCACTTGCGGTCATTGGAAATAATATGGGAACGGTTGACGAAATGTCAAAAGCGTTGTTGAATGCAGATGGTGCGGTGAATCAAATGTACGACACGATGACAAACAACTTGAAAGGTGCGTTTGATCGATTGTCTTCTTCATTCGAAGCGTATATTTTGGACGCGAACGAATCATCTGGTGCATCAAAGGAATTGACAAAAATGATCGACTTTCTTGCAAACAATTTGCACTTGATTCTTGATGTCATCGTGACTGGTGTCAAATACTTTGGTTTGTGGAAAATTGCAACATTGGCGCAAGTTGCCGCGAATCGTTTACTTGCAACAAGTTCGGCGGGTCTTTTTGGTTCAATTCAAACTGGTTTTGCGAGAATGGGAACGGCATTGAAAACAAACGCAATCGGAATCTTTGTCACTGCAATTGTTGTCGGATTGATGAAAATCAAATCAATGTTAGACACAATGAACGCACCGTTTGAAAGGGTCAACGCATTGAATGAAAAGCTTGGAAGCATTTCGAAGGAGGCATCAAAACAAATTGCGGTTGAAGAAATGAACTTGAAAATTCTTGTCGGACAAATAAAATCACACAATGCTGGATCACAAGAACGGGGTGCATTACTTGAACAATTAAACGAAAAATATGGAACGCACTTGAAGAATATCAAGGATGAAACACTTGCAAACAAACAACTTGATTTGGCACAAAGACAAATCATTGCAAACATGCGCAACACTATTCTTTTACAAGCGCGACAGGAACAATACGCGGAAATAGTTCGAACGGTAACGGAAGCAGAGGATGAATATAACGCAACATTGGGAAAAAGAAGAAAAGAAGTTGCACAAATGACCGATAAACAAGTCAACAATCAATTAAAGCGTTTAGCGAGTTATTCACAAGGTTATTCAGACAAAATGAATGCAACATTTGCAAAGATGTCGATGGCTGAAAAAAGGCGTTTTTTAATTGAAGATAATTTAAGTTCTCAAGATTTAGCGAAAAAACAAGCACTTGAAAAATTAAGAAAACAAGAACTTGGATATGAAAACAAGTTGACAACGCAAATGAAAAAAACAACACAGGCAACATTGGCGAACACCGAAGTGACTGGTAATTTGGGAACAACCGTTGATAAAACAACTGAAAAAACAAAAGAATACAAAACACAATTGAAAGAAGTCAACGACTATCTTGAACGAAACATTGAATTAACTCAAGAACTTCTTCAAATTGATCAAGATAGACAAGTCAAAGCGTTAACGGATCAAATCAATCAAGTTGTTGAACAAGCACAACAAGACGTAAAAGATACAGATGTTTTTGACATTCAACTTCGTGTCGCGGCGGAAGGTGAAGATCAATCAGAAGTCGACAAAGAAAATCTTGATGCATTAATTGAAGCGGATTCAGAGTTGAACCAGTTAATTGATGAACGTTTTCGACTTGAAAAACGAAATCTGGAACAACGCGCACAATTCGAAAAAGATGCACTTGCAAGAAAGAATGAAGTTGACATTGAAGAACAAAGAAATCAACTTCTTGAAGATCGAAATGCATTGATTGCAGATTTGGACATCAAAGAAGGTGTTACACCAACAAAACAACAAGCAACTGCAAAAGCGGAAATTGAAAAGAATTATCAAAAACGAATTGAAGAACTTCGAACAGAAAACGCACAACGTTATTCTGATTTAGCGAAAGAACAACTTCTGGTTGATGAAAAATTGAAAGATGATGTTGTAAAACTTGAAGAAGACAAAACACAAGCGGTAAAAGAAGAGAACGAAAAGATTCTTGAATCATGGAAAACAAACGCGGACAAGAAAAAAGCAATTACCGACAAAACAAATGAAGAAGAAATTGCAAGTGAAAAACGCAAACAAGAAGCACTTCAAGCGTTGATCAAATCAACGTCCGACTATTTTATCAAACGATCAGATGAAAAAATAAAACAACTTGAAAAAGAAATAAGTCAAGCGGAAAAAAATCAATCCTATCTGGAAGAACTCGCGCAACAGGGAAATATTAACGCAAAACAATCACTTGCAGAAAATCAAAAAATCATTGATGAAGCGAACAAAAAGAAAATGCTTGAAGAACAACGTCAACAAAGAATAAAACTTGCGGAAACGGCATTGACAACTTATTCACAAAAGGTTGAAGATGGATCGCCGACACCATTGGCGGACACAATTCGCGACATTGCACTTTTACAACAATTTGTTTCATCACTTCCAGCATTCGAAGAAGGAATTGAAGACACTGGTTCGAATGGTCGTGGTGTTGATGGTCGTGGTGGTTTTCATGCAATTCTTCATCCGAACGAACGTGTTGTTCCGAAATCATTGAATGAAAAAATCGGTTCAATGAGTAATGAAGAACTCGCATCGATTGCGCAAGAATACCAAAACGGGCGAATCATGCGTGACGGAATGCAAATCGCGTCGGCAATGGATACGTTGTTAATTGCAAACAAGATTGATGAATTGAATCAAACAATTCGAAACAAACCAGAAACAAACATTGAACTCGGTGAAATTACTTCGTCAATGATGGAAATCGTAAAATCAACGAAGAAAGGGAACACAACAATGTTCAACAGATATAAAATCAAGAAATGAAGCACTTTTTGAATGACATTGAAATTTCACCGCGAAACAGAACCGAAATCGGAATCACTTCTGATTTTACTGGTGATCCGAATGTGTTGAACTTATCGGTTGAAAATGTAGTTCTTCCGCGCGAAGCATTTGACATAGTTAAACAACACGTTTTGTCACAAGGTTTGTTCGAGGGGATTCCGTATCGAATCGAGATGGAAGGCGGAATTGTTTTGAATTATTACGTCGATTTGGTCGATTCAAACACAAAGTTTCGTGATTATGAATGTGAAGTTCAATTGAAACGAAGAAAGGGTCAAGATCAATTCTGGGAAAATGCGCAAGGAACGTCTTTTGAATTGATGTTGTCAAAAGGAATGATTTATCAATTAACAAATATTCCTTATGTTGTTGTTCAACCTAATTTGTGGGAACAGGCGTTGACACTTTCCATTGCATTTTATGTGATGGGAAAAGAATTGATTGAAGCGGGTCAAGCACTTGTCGATTCATTTGCCGAATTGATACAAGCGACAACTTTGAACGCTGGTGTTCCGCCATCGGTTGACACTGGTGACGTGATTGTTCTTGTCATCAAAACGTTGGCACGTGCGGCTTATTTCGCGTTAACTTTGTATTTGTTGATTGATTTGGGATCACAAATTGTGATGTTGATTTTTCCTCCGATTCGTTATCATTTAGGGTGCAAATTCAAAGAACTTTGTGTCAAATCATGTGCGTTTCTCGGTTATCAATTTGAATCGACAATTTTTGATTCAGAACCACAGTGGACACATTTACCCGTTCCATTGGTGAAGGATCGACAATCAATTTTTGATCTTGAACCATCATTTTGGAACAATGCTTTCACGAAAGGCGTTCCTTCGGCATCGGACACAACACCTACATTCGGTTTGTTTCTTGAAGCACTTGAAACAATGTTCAATGCGCAAGTAAAAGTGAACAATGGTGTTGTTCGACTTGAACGTCGTGACTGGTGGATGGATCAAGCGTCAAATCAATTAATTACCGCACTTGCACTTCAAGACAAAAGAATTGATCAATACAGATACAACACCGAAGATGTTTGGAAAAGATACTATATTCATTATCAAACCGATTTCAGTGATATTCACACATTAGACGGTGAACTTTACGACGTACACAATGCAGAATTTTCAACCGAACCGACATCTTTTTTGAACTCTGATTTAATTACAATCAAAGGTCTTCAAGATGTGAACATTCCTTTTGCACTTGGTGCGCGAAAAAATAAATTGAACTGGGTTGAAAATTACGCGTTTCAATTGGCTGGTTTAATTGATTCCGTGACAAGCGCGTTCGGTGGCGGAACTAATTTTCAAGCGCAAATCGGCGATCGAAAAAACGTCTTGATGGTTTCACAACAATTTTATTCAATTTCAAAAGTTCTTTGGACGGAAAACGGAAGACAACCGTCAACGTATTTGACGCCAATTTCGGCAAATGGTTTGTGGAATCGTTATCACTACATTAACCAGATACAAGAAAACGACTGGATTATCAAAGAACAAGTTCGATTGCGCATGTCAAGTGTTGATTTTGTATCTTTGCAAGACAACAATTTTGCAGAAATCGACGGTGTACTTTGTGAAATTCTTAAAATTGAATGGATTGATGAAAAATCATTCGCACAAATTACATACAGAGAACGAAACAATTATTCATCTGGAAAGGTTGTCACAATTGAAATAAACCAGTAAAATGAAGAATTCAATTTCAATGATGCTAAATGAACTTTCAAAATCGTTTGAAAAGTTTGAAGAAATTCAAAAAGTTGTGATTCAAAAAATACCAGATGATCAATCAGATTTGAAGGTAAATGTGATTCGTGACATGAATTCATTAAAAGAAGCAATGAAAACTGGTGATATTGAAAAAATAACCGAAATTCAAAAAAATTATGCCAGTTCAAATCGTCAATAAAACGTTTACCGATATTTTTGGAAATTCGGTCGGATATTATCAGAACAACGCTGGTGATCCGATTTCATGTGTTTTTCGAATTTCATCAAGAATTCGCGTTTCATCCGCCAGTGCTGGAACGGCATTTGTTATCAACATGATTGACAACATTGTCACGGTTGCGGGTGTCAATCTTCTTGATGAAGGTTTTCGGATTGGTGATTATGTTCGATTCACAAAATTTGATGTCAACGGAAACGTTTTAAATACATGGATCACACAAGTCACTTTTGTTTCGGCAACTGATCTTGAAGTTCTTTCGATTTTGTACAACATTAGCGTTGCGAATTCCGAATACATGCAAATTCAATCTTTAAACGTGACATACGGTCAAAAGCGCGAATCAGTATTGATTGACATCAATCACGTTCAAAATACATCAGCACCAACGGAATTTTCGCACATTGACGGTGAAGTGACACGATTTGAATTCGATTTGACAACGGTAACGACAAGTTACACACCAGCGGTTCAAGTCGGCAATCAATCGGGTCAATTTAACATCAGATTACAAATTCGAGATGTCACGCAAGTTGTGACGGGAAGTTTGCCAACTTTATCAAATACACTTTGGTACGACGTGCAAGTTCAAGTCATTCAATCTGGAATTTACAAAGACACATTATTCAATTACGCAAATTGTCTTCGCTTAATTGCAAAAATGCGATTTCAGAGAATTCAAGGTGAACCGATGAATAATTTCATAGCACTTTATTCTGATTTAGCTGATACTGGTTGGTTTGATCAAGGTTACAATTCACAATCACCGACGGCAACTTTGATTCAAGGTGTTAACGGTTTGGCATACGATGCACCGTCAACGCACACATTCGTTGTTGATTCACCATCTGCAACTTTCGGAATAGGTTCATCTTATATTCCAGACGATGACACATATTTCAAAAACAAACCAGACGATCAGTCAAGTTTGGGAATGACAATCGCGACACAAGTTCCGCCGTTTACGACAATTTTTTCACCTCAAAATCCAACGGGCGCGGGTTATGCAATTACGGTCACAAGCGTTGTCACGGTTGGAACACAAACATCAGTAACTTTTAATTGGTTGCCGTTGAACAATGGCGGTATTGACACTTTTATGTCAAGTCGTGATGAAGGTGATCGACGGTTTGTGATGTGGGCGAAATTTGGGAACGTAAACTTGTTGATTTTTGACAATCAATTAATTTCAACACCGCAAGTCGGCGGTTTGTTAAACATGCGCGTTTCAACGTATTTGGATCATTCGCAAAATGTAACTGATGCAAATTCAACAACAAGCGGTTTCACGGGTGACATTGAAGATGACATTGCCTATATTGGAAAATTTCAATTAGACATCGACAACGACACCGTTGAAACGATGACCGCACGAATTGAAGCATTGAACACGGTGACGGGTGATAAATTTACACTTCAATCGGTGACGTTCAACATCGGTTCGATTCCTTTTGTCAGTGGAAAGTATATTTTGAACGAATCACTTCCAGTTCTTTCAACATTACCGAACACAAGTTTCAAGAAAAACGCGTTGTTGATTCTTGATCCATCAGTTGACAATTTACCGACACAATACGGTGTCAAAATATTATTTCCGTTCTTTTATCGTTGGGAATATTGGCTCGAACAATTAAACGCGAATGCGGTTTTTTATCCGAATGAACAAACGAAAAATTGGTTTCCTTATGATTCAACTGGTGACTGGACATTGAACTTGCATCTTGAATGCGTGATCAACAATCTTGCATTCACTTTTGACGATCAATTATTGATGAAAGATTACAATTCAGAAGATAAAATTGATTCTCAAATCGAACTTTACATTGATTCAACAAATCAAAATGTTGGTGTTGTTGCGGAAGGTTTGTTAATGCGAGTTGTTACAACGCACACGTTGACAAATGGTCAAGGTTGGGATCAATCATCAATCTGGGGAATGATCACCGTTGAACCGACTGAAAGTTCTCCTCGATGGATCTGTTCAACCGTAGTTCCTACCGATAATAACATTTTGAATCCATTATCACCTTTGTCGGGTATGTATTGTGATTTGACATTTCCGACGCCAGATGTGGCGCGAATGGAATGTTTTTTTGATCCTACAAAAATGGACACGACAAACGGCGTCAAATTTACATCGAAGATCAAAGGTTGTTCAACATTGGTTTCTTACAAAAAGAAATCGGATGGAACAATAAAATTGAAATCAGATGGAACACCAAAAATCAAATCTTAAAAACAAATAAAAAATGGCAAACGAAAAAATACATCAGTATATTGATACGGCAACAATTAACGATCTTGAAAACAACGATGTTGTGATTGATTGTGAAGTTTATGACGGAACAAACTGGTTATCAAAACAACTTCCGCACACGGCAATTATGGATTATGTCGATGCACCTTTTCAAAAGATTGTCGGAACTTTTTTTGACACCAGTGATCAAATTCACACAAATATCAATCAAGGTAAAGCGATTAAATGCGACACAACAGATATTTCACAAGATGTGACCGTTTCAAATGATTTAGATTCACGTCCGACTTTATTTTACGTTGCGGAAAATGGAATTTACAACGTTGAATTCACATTGCAATTTATTCGTGCATCTGGAGGATCTTCGAAACAAGCATCAATCTGGCTGCGAAAAAATTACAATGATGTTGCATGGACAAATCGACATTTGACGTTTGTTGCCAACTCTGGAAAATTGGTCGTTTGTGGAAATTATGTAATTGAAGCGAATATTTCACAACCGATTCAATTGATTTGGGCGGTTGATGACACTTCAATTCAAATGATTCATGAAAACGCAAACGCGGTTCATCCAGAAACGCCGTCGGCGATTATTTCAATTACTAAACTTTAAATAATTTAACATGTGCAATTGTGTTCGAATCACTTATCGGTTAACTGGTGAAGAAACGCCGATCACCGTTCAAGTTGAAATAAATGGTTTGTGGAACGGTGAAAACTATTATGTGTGGACACATTTGGGTGTTAATTATTACCTATATTTCAACAATGCGGGTTCGCCACAGTGGGAAGTTTCCGACGTTCTTGGTGGAAATGCGTTCGGCGGAATTTTGTTTCTCGGTTGGAAAGATTCCGTTCCGCCGTGTCCGCCGTTGGGCGAAATCGGTTCAAACTGGTTAACTAATGATGTTTTTGACATTTTTAAAACCGAAGAATGTGTCATTGATTGCGGTTGTGGAATAGTTTTCAATGTAAATATTTCTCGAAACGATTACATGATCGATTTAATTCCAACAGGAACATTGAACGGTCAAACGGTTTTTCAAGGTGTTGATCCAGTTTCATCGGCAATTCTTTCATTGTGGTTTGAATCACCAGATACATGGAATTTAACTTCTGGTGACATTTTAATTGGTGAAAACTTTGATGTTTTTGCATCATTGGTTCAAGACACCGTTTCATGTCCAATTTCAACCGACTGGACAAATTATTTTGAATTTTGGCATGTAAGGTATTCGGAAGAAAAATCATGCGGTGAATGCGGTCTTGAAGAACGTGTCATGCGTGAATACAAATCGATAAAACTTCCAGAAGATTTCACCGAAGAAGATCGCGGTTTACGCGGTTGTTGTGATTGTGAACTTCCAGTGTTGGCATCTGGTTCGGCAAATGATTATGAAAACGACGTTGTTTCGGCATGGTTGAAATTGTCTGATATTACCGATTCAGTTCAATTCATTCTTTTAAAAGATGGAATTCCGACAACTTATTTGCCGTTGGCGGTTGAATTCGTAAACGAACCGAATGCATGGTTCACAACGATTCAATGGAAAGATGTTCTTTCCTCTGATGGTGCTGGTTGTTACAAATTACAAATTCAATATAATATCAGCGGTGTCGTTGGAACGTTAACATGGGGAATTTACAAACTTCAAGTTTGGACGATTCAAAACGCACTTAAAACCGCACGTGTTCACGCTTATTTTAACGCGTATCATGAAATAGAAGGAATCAATTTCACTGGATCAAATGTCGAATCAACATTTCGTTTTTATGGTTACATAGGCAACCGACAACCGAACACGGAACTTGATAATTTAATATATGAAAACCGTGAAATGAAGCGCGTAATTCGCGAAAATTTGAATCAATGGGAAATCATTACAGATCCGTCAAAAGAATGTGTGACAAGACCGTTAATTGACTTGTTCTTGTTGTCGGAAAATGATTTGTTTATTTCAGATTACAACGCGCACAATCATTCGTATCAAATCAAAGAAATTCCAGTGATTGTTGAAGATTCGCCAGAAGTCGAATATTTTGATTTATCGAGATACGCGCGATTGAAATGTGTTGTCGGTGACAAATTCAAAAACAAAAGAACTTTCTATAAGTAGAAATGCGTAAATTTGGAAACAACACAAAACTTTTGAATCATGATCTATAAAAAATACAACATTGAAACAAGCGGTCAATATTTATTAATCAATGTTTATGAAGTTGACACGGAAGAAAGAACAGAGATTTTAAAAGAAATTGTTGACTTTCCGTTGTCAAATTCACGAATGACCGTTGATTCTGAAATTAGAAATTCTTTTGAACCAGAAAGAACAGTGATTTCATTAATTTCAAACAATGCAAACTATTTAAGTTTGTACAATTACGCATCAAACAACGTTGATGAGAATAAATTTTCGTTTGATGGAACAGATACATCGTTTTTTGAATTACATCGATTGTTAACAACATACACTGGTTATCAATTGACACAAGCAATTGTTATTTCATAATTTTTTTAAGATGAAATTTTTTGAAGGTTGGTTTGATTTGATTTCCGTTGCAATTGGCGTCGTTGGCGCGTTGTTGAAAGGAATAAAAAAGAAATTTCAAACAACAACAATTGTGATCGGTTTAATCATTGCGGGTGTTATGACATACGCGACAATCGGTGTTCTTGAAGTTTATTTTAGTGACTTATCACCGAAGATCACAATTTTGATTTCTTTTTGTGTTGGTTGGGTAGCGAACGAAATAACCGAAAAACTTGATGATTTTGTCAACGATATTTATGGAATTTTTATTTCATGGATTAAAGGTTTCTTTAAAAGAAAATAGGATGAAAAGAACTTTGACAATTTTGATTTTGTTCTTCTGGTTCAACGCAACTGGAACACAAAAAAAATGGAATGTAATTGATTCTGAAATTTCACAAACACATTCAGAGTTAAACGATTCAACAACAATTGACACAACAAGAATTCGACACGTCAAAGAAGTTGATGATCATGTTGTGATTCAAGATTCAATCATTGTCGAAAAAATCATTCGTGATGTGAAAACGGTAATTGATCAAGACAAAAGATTCAAAAATGTGTTCGCGGTGTCTGCATTAATTTTCGCGATCATTGCATTGATTTACACAAGACAAAAAAACAATGGTTAAAAATTACACCGACGCGCAACTTTTGAATAAAATTAAAACGTTGCAATCATTTAAAGGTTTTCCTTCTGGATTCTTCATTGTTGGCGTCCAGAGTCAAGAAGACACGTTCAACGTTTTCGATGATAAGTTTTATTTGTTTGAAAATATCGGAACACCGTTTACAAACGACGTCAACCAGATTAAATTCCATGTCGTGACATCTGGAACAACGAACGCGGGAAAAAACGGTTTGATGAATTATGATTCCTACAACAAGGAAGGTGTCGCGGTGATCAAAACGAATGAAGTTTATTACAACGTTTGGAAATATGGTTTGCATCGAGGAAAGATGAAAGCACTTCGCCAACATAGACCGTTTTTAATTTCTCGCGATGGTGATAAAGATCGAAAAGTTGAAGAAGGCGTTTCATCATTGGTCATGTGCGGGATTAATTTTCACGCGAACACTTATGACATGGATTCAACAGAGATCAAGTTGATCATTGGCGGTTGGTCATTAGGTTGTCAAGTTGTGAATAATATTCCAAAATACAACCAGATCATTGATCTTGTCAAACCGCAAAAAGTCGTGACATACGTTCTTTTGAAGGAATTTTAAGACCTAAACACAATATAAAAGAACCGATTTTGCGATCGGTTTTTCTTTGTTTTGCTACAAACCGACTCGGTTTTTTGACTTTTTTCGTTTTTTTTCGGTTTTTTTTTCATCAAAGTGTATCACGAAAGAAAATTTGTATATCTTTGTAAGGTCAAACAATTAAAAACAAGAAAAAATGAACACTTATTCAAATCTTAATCAAAACGAAATTTTAGTTCTTAAAGCAATTGTTATTGCATCAGACAAATCAACTGGTGGTGAATTTACATACTTCGATGAAGTAATGTTTGAAATTACTGAATTCACGGAACAACAAGTTAAAGGTTACATTTCACAATTATGTCAAAAAAATTACATCTACGTTTCAGATGATAAATTTTGTCAAATTTGCGGAAGAAACGTTGATTATTTAACAGATTACACATTTTAAAAATTAAAACAAGGGGTGCGACTTGACAACGCACATTTTTTTTTTTACTCAATCAAAACACAATCACATGAAACATGTATGCACTTTATTAAACGAACTTCGTGATCTGGAATCGATGCATGAAGATCAAATCATTTCAACCGATGAATACAATTTAACACGTGCGTTGATTAATCGTTTGATTTATTCGGCTAAATTGCGCGAAAAGAAACGATTTGACGTCGTTTTGTGGAATTATTGCCCTACGACATACAAAAAGATAGGAACGTCCACAAAAACGATCTTTGCCGCGTCTATTGATGAAGCAAAGAAACTGGTTGATCGGCATTCTTCAACAATTAAACAAATCAATGTATTATGAAAAGAACGAAATTGAAAAAATCGACTATTAAAAGTGAAGACATTCAACCGTGTATTTCAAATGTAATGACGTACATTCGATTTTGGTCAACACCTTCACAAGCATACGACAAAGGCGGAAATTTTAACCTTCAACTTTATCTTGATTACCTTGAATTAATGCACACACGATGAACGAGAAAAAGAAAATGAAACAACTGGACATTCGGATCACATTTGAAGATTCGGAAGATTTGAAACAATCTTTGTTGTCGGTGCATGAAATGATCATGAACGGTTATCAGTTTAACGAATTAATGACATTTCGATCAAAACGAAACTTTGCGTCAACAATTTCGTATGAACTCGAATATCTTGAGAAAAGTGATTACATCGAAAAAGAAATTGATGGTGTTTGGTATCAACTTTTCAAGTCAAAAATGGATTAATAATTTCAAAAAATAAACATCAACACAACATGAAAAAAACATCTTTTATCCTTCACATGGATTCGTTGTCGGTTCTTGACGAATTGACAAATGAACAATCTGGAATCCTATTCAAAGCAATCAGAACGTTTGTCAGCGGTGATGAACCAGAACTTGACTTTGCTATGAAAATGTGTTTTTTGCCGTTTCGAAATCAGTTTGTTCGTGATCTGGAACGATACGAAAAAAAATGCGAAGTAAATCGTTTAAACGGGAAAAATGGCGGACGTCCTAAAAAAACCGAAACGGTTTTAAAAGAACCGAACAAAACCGAACCGAACCCAAAAAACCACGATAGTGATAATGATAGTGATAATGATAAAGAAAGTGAAAAAGATTTATTTGATTTATTCTGGAATTCTTTTGATAAAAAAGTCGATAAAGTTAAATGCTATAAAACATGGAAAAAAATTGATCCACATAAACGCGAATTGATTCAAAAAAAGGCGGAACTTTACAAATTGTCAACACCAGAGTCAAAATTCCGAAAGAATCCGTTAACATGGTTGCACGGTGAATGCTGGAACGATGAAATCGAAGAACAACCGAAACTTCTTGTGTCAAAAAAATACATTCCAACGTTATGAACAAAAAACATGCAATTGAAATGATCATCGGTTTGATCATGTTTCAAAAGAAAAACGAACAGATTGCAACATTCAACCGAATTAAAACACAATGGTTGAAGACACCGTTTCAAAAACATGTTCACAAAGCAATTGACCAATTGATTCAGCAAAATGAAAATATTGATCAGTTGACGTTATTGAAACAATTTCGTTCAAACGGATGGATGGATAAATCGACAACAAAACAAATTTCAGCATTAACAATCGACGTGCATTCGATAAACGTTCCAGTGTATTTGAATTCATTGTTCATGCAATGTGTTGAAGAAGAAGTTTTTGAACGCGCCGTTCAAATCAGAAATCAAATCGATAACTTTATTGAAACTCAAACATTGACGTTTGAAAAGTTTCATGATATTATTGA